CAAGGCTGCTGGCGCGAGGTCGATGAGCCTGCTGCTTGGGATGTTGTTCTGTTAACTGCGATGCGCAATCCGCATGTTGGCTTGTGTATCGACAACCAGCGCATGCTACACGTCCCGGAAGAAAAGACATCCTGTGTGGAGTGGATCTATTCACCCAAGTGGAAGAGCAGAATTGAATCTTTCTACAGATACTATCCGAGTCATAGCACTCACTAACCCGCTCACGCGGGAGGTGCTAGAGGCGCAGGCCGAAGTCGGCATGAGCATCCGTGATATTGCGGGTGAGAATGCCAGTGACCAAGTGCTCGCATTCATTAATGGCGAGCCGATTGCCTATGACCAATGGGAGGTAACGTTCCCGGGCACTGATGATGTTGTGAACCTTATCAGCATGCCTGCTGGGTCTGGTAAGGATCTGCTCCGGACACTTGCGATTGTTGCTGTTGCTTGGTTCGCGTGGACGTATGCGCCGGCACTCGCTGGGTGGGCGCAGGGTGCGGGCGCAACTGGTTTCTTCGCATCCGAAGCATTCTGGATGGGTGCGACGTTTGCTGCTGGCTCGATGCTTGTTAACACGCTCATCCCGCCAGCAATCCCGAACATGTCAGGCCCGCAAGAGCAGAAGCGCGCATACGCAATCACTGGTTCGCGCAACAACGTCGCGCCATACAACCCAGTGCCAAATTGCTACGGCACCCACAAGCTCTATCCACCATTCGCAGCGTTACCATACACAGAGATCATCGGCAACGATCAATACTTCAATGCCCTGTATTGCCTTGGGCTCGGGCAGTACAGCGCTGCTGCTGCGGATGTAAAGGTCGGTGAGACGGCTTTGCTGGATCATGATGGTGTTGATGTTACGATCACATCTGATGTCCCGGTATTCCCGACCATCCTAGAAGATCAGCTCAACATCACACTCGCACAGCATCAAGACCCGCCATTGGAAGGTGAAAGTGCAACGCGCACATCTGCTGATGGTGCTTTGTCGCTCTCTGTTGACTTCAATCTGCCGGCAGGACTTCTGTTCACAACCAAGAAAGGTGACCGGTACATTTGTTTCATTTACTTCCGGGTTGAATACCGGAAGGTCGGAACGTCTACATGGCTGAACGTTCGCGATACTGATTGGGAAAGCACGACCGGCACATCTAACACCGTCATCGGTACAAACGTCATCGCGCCATTCTACACATTCAATGGGCTCGGTGCGCCTTCTACGCCAGCAGACGTTTTCCATGTTGCTGGCGCGTCGATTGATGCAAAGCGTGTTGGGCTGAAGTGGGATGTCGCAGAAGCTGCGCAGTATGAAGTCCGCATCACTCGCGTCAAGACGTTCAACAGCAACTCAGGCAGCTCTAATGCGGTGTATGAGGATGACGATGTCTGGCGCCAGTATCAGGCCATCTTTGTCTGGACTGCGTTGCGCGCATACAAGGACAGCAACGCAGTAAACGTCAGCAATGGTGAGATGACGTTCCTGAAGATGAGACTCCGGGCGAGCGACAAGCTGTCCGGGATCGTGGACACGCTCAACCTAATCACGACACGCAAGCTGCCGATATGGAATGGATCAGTTTGGTCTGCGCCCACTGCCACAACCAACCCCGCATGGGCGTGGTGTGATGTCCTGAAAGGATCTGCGAATGCTCGCCCAGTAACGGACGCACAGCTTGACCTTGCTGGGATATTGTCGTGGGCGAACGATTGCACAACTGCCGGTTACGCATACAACGAAGTCATCGACTATCAGACCAGCGTGTTTGACGCTGTGCGTCGTGTTGCGTCTGTTGGTCGCGCAGCGGTATCGAATCGCGACGGCAAGTGGACAGTCATTCAAGAATCAACGACGCAGCTTCCGGTACAGTATTTCACGCCGCGTAACTCATACGGGTTCAGCTCTTCCAAGCAGTTCATCGAAGTACCGCACGCACTGAAGGTCCGTTTTATTTCTGAAGATGCGGACTATCAGGAAGATGAGATCATTGTCTATGACGATGGCTATAGCGTTGCGAATGCCTCGCGGTTTGAGGTGCTTGAGTTCAAGGGCATCACAGATCCTGATATTGCTTGGAAGTTTGGCCGGTATCATCTTGCTGCGTTGCGGTTACGTCCGGAGGTTTACACATTCAGCGCAGACGTTGAACAGATCGTCTGCCAGCGCGGAGATCACATTCGCATTGCGCACGATGTGCCGATGTGGGGAACGGGACAAGCCCGGATCAAAAGTGTAACCAGCAACACAATCGTTCTGGACGAAAAGATTGCGTGCTCAACCACGATCTACCGCATGCGCATTCGCAAGAGCGACGGCACTGGCGTACTAATCAACGTCAGCACCACCATCGCAGAAGAGCAGGACACCTTCACCCGCACATCGACTGTGGAAGGAACATACACAGGGGTGGCGGCTGGCGATTTGGTCATGCTTGGCGCTGTTGGCGCGGAGTCCGTTTCACTGCTGGTGCTCGGTGTTCAGCCCAACGCTGATCTTGGCGCTGAGATTATCGCAGTCGATTCTGCCCCAGCAATCCTAACCGCAGACACAGGCACCATCCCGACATACGATCCCGGGATAACCATGCCTGCTGATCCGCGACTGTTTGTGCCGCCAAAGCCATACAATGTGCGAGCGTTCAGCGGCGACAACCTGTTGACGATCCTACCGGACGGCAGCAGCGTGCCGCGTATGCTGGTGGCGTGGGACTATCCCAGCAATGCTGACGCTATCTATCCCGGGGCGACAGTCACCTTGCGGTATCGTCGCGGTCTGTATGATGGCGTGTCGATTATTTATGTTGGCGAGCTGATAACGGTTTCCGGGATTCCTGCGAGTGCTGGCGGGTACACGATCACCGACATCGAGGTCGGATCATATTATGAGATCGTGCTGACTGCGTATAGTCGAACAGGCGTTAGCAGCGGCGACACCGCGCCAATCTACCACACCGTGCTCGGGATTACAGAGCCAGTCGTCAACTGCGTCGTGCCTGCGCTCACCGCAGGTTACGGATATGTCGCTGTGCGTTGTGAATTCACGCAGGCGTGGGAAGATCTGACTGGCGGCATCGCAAACGCTGGTGCGATTGAATTCGGCTGGAGTACCACGAACGATACCGCGACGATCACAGACACGGTTCGTGTTCAGTGCCCAACTGATCTTACTGGCCACACCGTTTATGACACCATCATTTTTGATGATACCACGACGCGGTATTTCTGGGCACGCATCATCAATGTGAATGGCTCTGGCGGGGCGTGGTCTGCGTCTACTTCCGGAGCAGCACTGGCGTCCGTCGCACAGTTCCTGCGACTCGCAACTACAGGGCAGATCTTTTCCTACAGCTCTGATGGTTCGCTGATTGGCCCGGGCGTCATCGAATTCAATGTCCAGTCAAACTTGTTGAGCGGCGACGTTACGTGGACGGTGTGGGATGCTCTCGGAAATCCAATTACCCCACTCACAATCGGCAGCTCACCCTACCTGACCGCGAGTATTACCGGGGTCAACTTCACAGCAATCACAAACAACGCATTCATCAAGGTCCGGGCGACACGCGAAGGATTCTATGATGAGATCATGATCACGAAAGTGTCGAGTGGTTCCGGCACAGATGGCGTTGATGGCGAGGATGCGCTGTATGCGTGGCTTACCAACGAAGTCCACGTTGTTGCTACTGCTGCTGATGGAACTGGTGCGGACGTTACATCTGCTGTCGGTTTCTTTGAAATCTACAAAGGCCTGACGGACGTTTCCGAAGGCACTGCATTTACGGTGGATGGGGGAGTGAACAGCGGCGACTGGCATCAGGTTACGCAGAACGGTTTGCGGCTGCGCATTAACCGTCTCACAACCGGGATCAAAGGCAAGTATGAACTTTATATTGATTCAGCTTGGACTAGCACACAAGAGACGTTCACGCTCAACGGATCGTACAACGGAGTCACAGTCACCAAAAAGTTCGTCATCGCAAAGTCGCTCGCCGGAACGTCCGGCATCGACGGGGAAGATGCCATTGTCTGGTATATCAAACCGACAGACGGAACAGCAATCAAGAACAGTTCCGGCACGCTCACCGTCGAAGCGCACAAGATCGAGGGAGGTGTAGACAATCACCTGTCCGCAGGCAGCGTCCAGTTGTATGTCGGATCGTCTTTGGTTACGGTTGCGAACGGTTATGCCACTGGCTCGGATGGGTACACTGGCGTATTCGACGCAGGCGACATCAGCGACTCTGTTGTTGTTGAGTTGAAAGACGGGTCAACGGGTGACCCACTCGACACCATCACACTCGTTGACATTACTGACGGGACGGACGGCAGTGATGCGGTCATCGCATGGATCGAGCCCAGTGCGCCAATCACGTGGGTGCGCGCAGTCGATCAGACCACATGGGCACCGACAGGCACCAGCGTCGATCTGGACGCATACTTCTACAAGGGCAGCACGCTGCTTGCGCGCATTGCCCGCAGGGTGACCCGGGACGCGAACGGCATCCTCAGCATCAGCACCACGACGCACAAGGATGGCGATTACAATATTGGCAATGTTGGCGTTACGCTTTCCGGGACGAGTAGCCGCAGCGCATCCGTAAAATTTACCCACACCGTTGAGCTGGTGTCTGTTAGTGAGACGGTTAGTGCTGCATTGTCGGGTGCTTCGGGCGATGACGGCAACAACGCCAACTTGTACTATATCAAGCCCACAGACGGCACCGCAATCAAGAACAGCACAGGCACGCTGACGATTGAAGCGCGCCATGTTGATGGAACTTCTGACAGCCTGTTGTCTTCCGGGACGATCCAGCTGTATGTTGGCACTACGCTCGTCACCGCAGCGAATGGCTTTGTTACTGGATCGAATGGCTACACCGGCATCTTCGACGCAGGCGACATCAGTGATTCTGTCGTCGTTGAGTTGAAAGACGGGCCAACAGGCACAGTCTATGACACGATCACGCTCGTGGACATTACTGACGGGGAGCCAGGGGATCACGCAATTGTACTTTGGATCGAGCCCAGCGCACCACTCGCATGGACGCGAGCAATTGACCAAAGCACATGGGACCCGACCAGTACAACGGTGGACTTGGATTGCTACGTCTACCAAGGCGCAATAGTTCTAGCACGTATCGCCCGGAGAGTAACCCGGGATGCGAGTGGCATCCTTACCGTCAGCACCGTTGCGCACAAGGATGGTGACTACAACACCGGGGCAGTAACCGTTTCAACTTCCGGTACAGGACGGGTTGCGACGGTTAATTTTGAGCACACTTCCTCCGGGGTTGCTGCGAGCGAAACAGTTATCACGTCGCTGTCCGGATCTGATGGGACTGATGGTGATGATGGCGTCTCACCAACGCTTTATTTCATCAAGCCAACAACCGGGACCGCAATCAAGAACAGCACAGGCACGCTGACTGTTGAAGCGTGGAAGGTTGAGAACGGAGTAGCAAGCAAGCTCAACTCCGGGACAATCCAGCTCTACAACCCGTCGAATACTGCGCTTGGTTTTGACGAGACGTTCAACGCAGCCAGCATCAACAGTAGCATCGTCATTACGTTGAAGGATGGGACGGGTGGCACACCACTCGACACCATCACGCTTGTGGACATTACTGATGGCGAGCCGGGAGAGGATGGGACAGACGGTTCAGACGCAGTTGTCGGCTGGATCGAGCCTAGTGGCCCATTGGCTTGGGTACGTGCGGTTGACCAGACAACGGGGGACCCGACCAGCACCACTGTTGATCTGGACTGCTACTTTTATCAGGGCACAACTTTGCTGGCGCGTATTGCGCGACGGATAACGCGAGCGGCAGACGGCACACTCAGCGTCAGCACAACGACGCACAAGGACGGGGATAGCAACACCGGCGCAGTAACAGTCTCAACTTCCGGGACAGGGAAAGTCGTCACAGTACGATTCGAGCACACAGCATCCGGGATCAGCGTTTCAGAGACTGTGCTGGCTTCCTTGTCTGGCGCGACTGGTGCGGACGGGGATGACGGAATATCGCCCACGCTTTATTACATCAAGGCGACAAACGGCACAGCAATCAAGAACAGCACCGGGACGCTGACTGTTGAGGCTTGGCGCGTTGCGAATGGCGTTGCGGCGAAACTTACTTCAGGCACAATCCAGCTTTACAATCCCAGCAACACCGCACTCGGGTATGACGAGACGTTTACCGCAGCCGGAATCAACGGCAGCATCGTCATAACGCTGAAGGATGGAACGGCTGGCGCACCACTCGACACGATCACGCTCGCAGACATTACTGATGGCGATGATGGCGGGACTGGCCCTGCTGGCGTTGTCGGCTGGATCGAGCCTAGTGCGCCGTTGGCTTGGGTCCGTGCGGTTGATCAAGTTACATGGGACCCCACCGGGACCAGTGTCGATCTGGACACATACTTTTATCAGGGTGGTACGCTGCTTGCTCGTGTCGCAAGACGAGTGACCCGGGACGCAGCAGGCAACCTATCCGTTAGCACGACCACCCATAAGGATGGCGATTATGAAACGGCCAGCGTAACAGTCTCAACAACCGGGACTGGTAAGACGCGCACCGTAATATTCACGCACACTGCTTCCGGGGTGAAGGTTGCTGAGACGGTTCTGTGCTCGCTGTCGGGTGATGATGGCGCAGATGGCGATGACGGTATTTCCCCGACACTTTACTACATCAAGCCCACCACAGGCACCGCGATCAAGAACAGCTCCGGGACGCTGACTGTTGAGGCTTGGAAGGTTGAGAATGGTGCCGCATCGAAGCTGACCAGTGGAACGATTCAGCTTTACAACCCAAGCAACACAGCACTCGGGTATGAAGAGACGCTATCAGCCGCTCAGATAAACAGCAGCATCGTCATTACGTTGAAGGACGGGACGGGTGGAACGCCACTCGACACCATCACGCTTGTTGATGTGACTGATGGGTTGGACGGGGATGAGGGTGCGGATGGTCGCAACGCAACAGTCGGGTATGTTGAGGCTGATTATGGCGGCGCTGTTGGCACACTCGCTTGGGTGAAGGCACCTGATGGCGGATCGTGGACACCTTCCGATACTTACACAGACCTGAACGCAACGTTTGTTCGCGCTGGCACAGAAGTCGCTCGCATTGCGCGCCGGTTGACGTTGAATACCGGAACGGGCGCACTGACAGTGACCACCGTTACGCACAAATCCGGTACGGATCTGAACACCTCACACGTAACCGTAACAGTCAAGGGCGCAGGCACACAAGCAGTCAGCATACTCTTCGATTATGACAATGGCTCGGGTGATCTTGCTACTGTTACCGAAGCAGTTAGCACGACAATTGGTGGGTCTGCTGGCAGTGATGGTGAGGACGGTACTGACGCGTCACCGCTGAACCTAACCCCGCCAATCACGCTGACGTATCCACTAGCCACTAGCATGGGCGGCTGGTATACGATTTATGGAAGCACAGCAAACGCAGAAGCCCGTCGCGACATCATCGGCCCCAACGGTGGCTATCCGCTAGTTGTCCGTACATTCTCGGTCAGCACCACACTGACGTGGGTGTACGGATTGGCGCACCAGTTTGCTGTTAACCCGAATCGTGGCTACATTACGTTTGCATGGGTTGCGCGCAAGACCGCCAACACTCGCTCTGTCTACTTCGGTTACACAGCACAGACCGGCTACATCATGAGCCTTGCCGGGGCGCAGACCAACAACCCGTATTTCATCAGTGATGCTTGGTCTGAGATGACTGTCGGCAAGTGGTATCTCGCAGTGGGCGTGATCCATCCGATGGGAACGACAACGGACTCCGGGATTGCTGGCTTGTACGATCCGGATACCGGGGCGAAGGTGCGCGCTGGCAGCGAGTGGCGGCACGACAATGCCGCGCCAACAACGCAGTACATTCGGCTAGGCTACCACACAACAGGCGCAGGCCAGACGACAGCAGACGGCATCAGCATCATGCCTGTTGGAACATTCTTGATGGATGGGAATGAGCCGACGACACGAGATGTGCTGGGCGTTGTGAGTGTTGAGGACTTCGCGAACGGGCTCATGCCAATTCAGGTAGTCACATCTCAGCCCACAACATCATACTTGGGATCTGATGTTCTTCTGTATACCGGCGACGGCAAGTTGTATCGTTGGCAAGGCACATGGTATAGCAAACAGAATGATCCATCCGACATAGTGACCGGGACACTCTCGGCAGGCATCACTGCGACCAACTACCTGATGCTCGGAACGAACGGCAAGCTGTACACCGCTGGAAAGACTTCGGCCTATGATATAGATGCTGGCATCTTCATGGGGTATGACGGTGCAGGCGCACATGACTTCTGCGTCGGCAACCAAACAAAGTACATTCGTTGGGATGGGTCGGCTGGTGCGCTATCTATCGGTGGCGACATCATCGCAACAGGAAACATTCAGGCAGGCGGTGTAACTGACCTTGACGAAATAACAAGTACAGCCAACGTCAGCGTCAGCACTAGCTCATACGCCTATCTAAACTACACCTCATTGCTCGTGTACGGTGACTTCATAATTCTCACCTTGACGCTTCCGGTTCCAGCATCTCAAGGGGCATCTTGTTATCTGGACATCTATGGAGTTGCGGGATGGCAAGGGGTAGGTGGCGGATCAATAGCACTCGCTCACCACTTCGTCGGGCTACAAGCATCTGCCACCACAGCAACTGTGACATGGGCGATACCGACCAGTGCTTATGCTCAGACCAGCGGATGGAAGTTTACAATCTACGTCAAGGCCACTGGATATGCTGTGACTATTGTTGGTGATAGGATTCTCACAGGGATAGGATTCAAGCGATGATGAAAATTACATACGTGGTTGCGACGGGCGAGATCACTGGCTTTGGTCTCAGGGGCAACATCACGCCTGCTGATGGCGAAGAGTTGCTGGAAGTAACTGAGAAGCTGAACTGGCGCGAGTATCAGGTGGTGGATGGCGAGCTGGTTGTGCGTGATACGCCACTCCCGGATCCACTCGAACAGATACGGGCTGATGAGGCCGCGTACTATCAAAACAAACTCAGCATCAAGGAAGCAATCGAGTCAGACCCAATCATGCAGACGTTACTGAACAAGACGCCAGCACAGGTGTTCGCGGCGGTGGACGCACAGGTGACTGATCTGGCTTCTGCGAAAGAGCTGCTCAAGCGTTTGGCTGCGGTCTGTGCTTTCTTACTGCAATTGAAGGGGATCGTGAGATGATGGATATTCGGATTCGGTACAAGCACTGGATCTTTCGCCTGCCGTTTCTTGGAGCTTATGCAGGCATGGTCATCTACCCGTTCATGCTTTTTAAGCGTGATCAAAAGGACATTGATGACCGATTGTTCCGGCACGAGCTAGAGCACATTTACCAAGTCCAGAAATACGGGTGGATTAAATTCTACGTCACATACATCTGGTATAACATACGTTACGGGTACAGAGAAAATCCATATGAGGTCGTGGCGCGGGAAGCTGCCGACGCACCACTGACTGAAGATGAGAGGTGGCTAAAAGATGGCAAACGGAGATGATGACGGCAAGGGATTCATTCGTTTGCCAGCTGCGGTATTCGCAGTCATGATGACGATTGGATTTTCTGTCACGGCAGCATACGTCAGTGACACACTGTCCACGATGAGGTCTAGAGTCGCACAGCTGGAGAATACAATCCATGATCTGGAGGCTGAGTGGAAGGCTGAAGAGAAGCGCTGTGAAGGGATTCGCGAGCGACAAAATGAGCGACTGCTGAAGCTGGAAGTCCTGATAAAGTCTCTACACAGAGACGAAGCACACCTGCTGAAGTGAGGCTGTGATGAAATACTCGAAATTGTTTGATGAATTATTTTGGATGGCGCTGTGGGTGATCTGTATCCTGCTCATGGTCATCTCGATGACCGCGATGGCGAGAGCAGGCGAAGCAAAAGTTTCATGGTCTGCTCCGACGCAGCGTGTTGACGGATCTGCACTTGACAATCTCGCGGGCTATCGCGTGCTCTGGGGAACTGCGCCGCGCAATTACACCGCAGAGACTTTGATCAACGATCCAAGCACTCTCACCTACACCATCTTGGAACTTCCCCCGGGCACACATTACTTCGCAGTCACTGCGTTTGATGCTGATGGGCTTGAGAGCGCATACAGCGCCGAAGTCTCCAAGACAATCGTCCAATCTCCACCGTTGCCCCCGGGCGATGTGATTGTGCTGGACGAAGAGCGAGTTGCTTACACGCTTGAAAGGACAGTTGATCGTATTGCGTTGGTGCCTGTTGGAATTGTTCCTCCGGGAACGGAATGCGACACCAGCCAATTTGTGCGCGACTCCAACGGCATCCAAGCCAACGTTGTGCCGAAGTCTGCTGTTGTCTGGGCTGGTACGGTACGAACGGAAGTTGCGCTTGCTGATTGTGGATGAAAAAGGCACTACGCAAATTGTGGGCTATGATCGCCCTGTGGTGGACTGGACCTAAATCGCTGAAACGATTTATCGCTGAGGACTTTGATATGAGTAATGTGAGACTGACTTGGAAGCTGCCTGTGCCGTCTAACCGGCAGCGCCCGATTGCCCATGTACAGATCGAGGCACGCGTGTCGGAAGATCTGCCGTGGACCGAGATTGCGATTGTGGATGCGCCCGCAACCGAGTTGCTGGTGGAAGATGTTGCCCCGGGTGACTGGTTCTATCGCGGGACTGTTGTGGATACGGACGGGAATGTGTCTGAGCCTGCGTTTGCTTCTGCGACACTGGATTATGACGCGCCGACTGGGCTGGCTGAATTCGCAGCTGCTGTAGAGTAGAATGAATTTGTGCGGGGTGGCCGAAGGATGGGCACGAGGTTACCAGACAAAACACAAAGTGGGTCGGTGCGCCGTCCACTGGTGCTGGATAATTCCCTTCCATCCAACAAGTGCGTCCATAGTTTGCCTTTTCACAATGGCGGGCCTGCACGATTTTATTGGTTTGAGCTGGATTGCTGGCCGCAGCTAGTCGGCGCAGAAGAGTGGACGTACAAAGCGCGCAATTTGAGGTGAGTTATGGCTGCATTCGGGGATTATCTTTTTGACTTCGGGCTGAATGAGCTAGACGTTCGTGGAACGCGAATGGACTTGTGCTCTTCGCTGCCGACAACCTACGCAGCAGCAACCAGCACATACACACTCGGCAACAAGACTGGCCTGTCTATTCCTGCCCCAGCAGATCGCACTGGTGGTGGTCGTGAGGTTACGATTCCTGCGGTCACAGATGGTGTTATTACCGGAACTGGCACGGCGTCATACTACGCAATTACAGACCCAACAAACTCTCGCTTGCTTGCGGCGGGGAGCTTGCAATCTGGCGTCAGTCTGAGCGGCTCTGGTACGTGGACCAGTCCTTCCTTCAAGATCGGCATTCCTGATCCAGCATGAGCAGCGTAACTAAGACATTCACCTTCACCAGCAGCGCTGAAGGTTGGACTTATGTAGCTGGCGGCAACGGAGTCTATTCGTGGGCGAATGGACGCCTTGAAATCAGTAACTCTGGCAGGAACAAATTCGAGTCCAGCGGATACTGGTACATCAACACGACTTGGCAAGCGTTGGGAGTTCCTGCCGGGACAACAGTAACAGGTGTCTCCGCTGCGAGCTTCAACGGTACGGTCATCGCTTGGGATACTGGCGATTACATTTACCCATACAACTTCAGCGTAAACAGCGGCACAGAACATAACTTTATCAGCTCGCAACCTTACTTCACCTATCTTGGTGAGTCGCGGCTGATCTCAAACGAAAACACGCTCACAGGACTTTCCGACAGCGCGAGCACTGCTGTTACGATAAGGCTCGCAACATACTTAGACAATGGCAACTCTGGCGGCGCTGTAACTGGATTTGCGCTTGACAACATCAGCCTGACGATTGAGTATACTGGCGGACCTGTTGAGGTTGTTCCACTCGGCATTACTGCTGGTGCCCCTGTTCTGGATTCACCTGCCGTCAGCGTGTCGGCTGCAGATGTTTCACTGGAAGCGTATCGCTGGCGAAACGATGACGGCAGCGAGTCTACTGCGACATGGATGGCTGACCTTAATGCCGCAGCATCCATCAACATCAGCAGCGGCAACGTCGCAGCCCGTCTGCGTTTCCTGCTGGAAGAGCTGAATGGTGTATCGGCAAATTATGAGGTGGCGCTGAAGTACCAGCTGAATTCCGGGAGCCTGACAGAAGTTGGTGCAGCCTCAAGCGTCATCCGTTATTTTGACAGCAGCAATCTCACGCACGGCGACGATACCACTCAGCAGCTCGGCACAGGGACTTTCATCACTGACAATGATGGTGTGATGGAAGGGGATGCAGCCGCCAGTGCGCTGAACGCGACACCATACAAAACAAAAGCAATCACATATCTTGCTTCGTTCTATCTTGATGGGACGCGACTCTATTACAAAGCGTGGGACGGGAATCCGTGGATTCATTACACCCTTGCTACTGCGTGGGACATTGAGAGCACAGAATCATACGTCTCATACTATGATCCGGGATACGTTTCCCACTCACTTACGTTCAAGCCTGACGGCACCAAGTGTTTCTTCGTTGACCAAACAAACAACCTCATCAAAGAGTACACGCTGAGCACTGCATGGGACATCAGCACAGCAGCCTTCTCAACATCATTTTCCCGTTCTGCAATATCCATGGCGTGGGGTCCGGACGGAACTGAGCTGTACTTCCTGAAGGCTGGATGGCTCTATCTCTACAGCGGCGGCACTGCCTACAGTTTGTCGTCGATGTCTTATGATGGCGCTATCGACCTCACAGCGCAGCTTGGAACTGATGAAGGTAGCATGTCATTTAACAGCGACGGAACGAAGCTGATCATTACATCCTCGCGCAATCTGTATGAGTGGGACTTGTCAACGCCTTATGACGTCAGCTCTCGCACCTACGTCGGATCACTCCAGCTGTATGTTGCTGACTACGATTGTTACTGCACGATCTGGAACGATTATGGCCTGTACTTCGCGGCATATAGCGGCGAAACACTCTATCAGTATCAGGTTCCCACCAGCCTGCTCGCGCCCACGATCAGCTTTGCTGGATCGGATGAGGCTGAAATCGAGGCAGCATTGGAGTTTGTTGCGAACGATTTGCTGAATGGGGATGTGGTGAAGCTATATGTGGGCGACTTCGCAACGCCATACGCAACCGCCAACATAACTGAAGCAGCAGGCATGGTGATTACATTTAGAGGATTCGGCGCATGACGACATTCGCCCGGGGAAACTTTACGCAGCTGTGGCTGAAGCTGACGAGCGACGAACCACTTGGCGTTCTGGACACGGACTATCTTGAGGACTATTTCGGCAACGATGGCTTCATCACACTATACCATGTCGGCACAGAAACCAACTACCAAGTCTCCATGCTGCCGGTTCCCGGGGATACTCCGGGCGTGGACAATGATGTGTTCTCTGGCGTCTACTCTCCGCTCAGCACTTTACCGAACGGAGCATATGAGTTGCGGTTCCGGTGTCGGGATCCATACGGCAACTATACCATCAGCAACAGCGTGCTGAATCCTTTCGGGGATGAGCGTGTGCTGGCATTGATGCTGACTCTGGTGACGTCTGAGGATCCTTATGTTGTCGGCATCGGCGTGGTGGCGCGTCTCGGGTTTCAGATTAATGTCGGCAGGAATCTTGCCATTGGGGTTAATGCTCGCCGCAGGGGAATTGAGCTATGAGAATTGAGAACGTTTTCTATGTCGGTGAGTACGGTTTCTATTTCAACATGGTCACCGGCATCGACATGACTGGGCTGCTGGACTCGGATGTGAGGGCTGCTTGGTTGCGGCCTGACGGGACCGCGCCCATCCCGCAGCCTAGCATTCCCAACGGGGATCGGGTTGACATCGAGACAGGCTCAGTCAATATCGTCGTGCCGCAGGGGCTGTTCACTCAGGAAGGCATGTACATACTTCAGGTTGTAGTAAAATTGGTTGGGGGAATCGTAGCATCCCGGCACATTGAGTTTCTGGTGACGACTGGTGCTGTGAGTGACATTGGGAGTGTATTCGCGTGAAGCGAGAAAGCGAGAAGCTGGTGGCGTGTGGCTACCCCGGGTGCCGTAACACGTTCACAATTGATCCGCGTAAGGGAGAGCCATACGCGCCATACTGCGGCCATCACGTAACAAAGATGGCCAAATCCATTCGACATCTCTTGCGCAAGAGGAAAATACACCATGGCTAACTTCAAGACGATCTATGAAGTGCCGCGTGGACTCCGGAGCATCAACGGCGTGAAGCTGACACTCGATCAGATCAACAGCATGCTCGCAGAAGTACAATCAGCGGCCAAACCGGACGGCAGTGACTTCGCCCATTTCATGGGGAAGGCAAAGCAGCATTTCAAGGACACCCACCACATCGTGGACGGGCACTGGGTAGTGGGAGGTGAGGCATGAGCATCTTGATTAATGGCGCTGGCGCCAGCGCAGCTGATCCTATTCTTGACGGACTCCGGATCAAGCTCGCAGTCGCAGCCTCCACGCTGGACGTGGCGACGGTCAATGACGTGTTCGTTGATCAGGGTTCAGGCTTCCCCGGGACGAACAGCGTAAAGTCTAGCCTGTCGCCTGCTGCGACGGTTGTCACTGCGGGTGTCGCGGGATCGTACAACGACACCACAGACATCCTCACCATCAGCAGCACGACTGGGCTGACGGCTGGTGATCCGATTTACCTGTCGCATGCCGGTATCACTGACGGCATCTACCTGATCGCATCTGTGGCGAGCGGCACGACGCTGACGATTGTGAACGATCCGTTCGCAGGTGCCGGGAACAAGACCGACATCAGCTATCAGGTCGGCTGGGCATACACGCAAGACGCCGGGACTTCCCCGGTTGTCAGTTCTGCGGGTGGCCAGATCAATTACTTCAAGGCTGATCTGGAAGATTCCAACACACAGAACACGCAGAGCAGCGATACGTTCTATGTGCGGGATGCACCTAGCGGCGCAGACTACATCGCACTCGACAGCAACCCGTATACCGGGAGTGTGTTCACTGACACGTCGCTGACGCTGGCGATTCTCTCGGCATGGGCGAACAACGGCGGCATCGCTTCTGTGGAGCTGGTCAATCACTCAGTACAGGCGACCAACAACTTCACATGGACGAGTGGTGGTGGTACTGCGGAGCGTTCGTTTGCGAATGCTGAGTCCAGCGGGCTCACCATGACGAGTGGCGACGGCATGAAGTATGGCGCGTTGCGGTTCCGGAGCTTGACTGGCTCTGCGAACTACATCGATGTGGACATCTCGGCTGAGCTGGATACGTCTGGCCCGACTGTCGTGTTTGTCGCTTTCGGTGCGTGATGATATGGGGCTGGCGTGTAAAAGCGCCAGCCCCAACTTCAAGGGAGATACGCGATGAGCTTTAGCAAAAATGCATTAGGGGTCATCAAGCAACTCGCGCCGACTATTGCGACGGCACTGGGTGGTCCGTTTGCTGGCCTAGCACTGAATGTGCTGGCTGAGAAGATCGGGCTGGACCCGGACAAGGTTGAAGCTGCTGTGCTGGGCGGTGACCCGGATCTGCTCATGAAGGTGAAAGAATCAGAGCACGACTTCAAGCTGAAAATGAAAGAGCTGGGGCTGCGCGAGGAAGAGCTGCACCAGAAGGACCGCGCAGATGCCCGGGCGCTGGCGATTGCGAAGGGAATGGTGCCGCAGGTTACTTTGTCGGTTGTGTTTGTGGTCGGGTATTTCCTGATTCTTGCGCAGCTGATTACCGGGAACTGGATGCCGCCTGAGGGTGCTGGTGAGTTGCTGGCTGGCTTGGTTGGTGTCTTGACCGCAGGCGTGATCAAGGTCATGGACTTCTGGTTTGGTTCCAGCGCCGGCAGCAAAGCCAAGACCGAAGCAATGGCTGTTGGTATGATGTGATGTTTCGTTTCGGTAACACCAGCCTCATGCGTCTCGCGACTGCTGACACAAGGTTGCAGATCCTCGCACAAGCCGTCATGGACAAACAGCTGATGGACTTTTCCGTCACACAAGGCCACCGCAGCAAGGAAGAGCAAGATGCTGCCTTCGCTCTCGGGGCGAGCAAGGTTGAGTGGCCGAAGTCGAAACACAATTCTGTTCCCGCCAACGCTGTAGACCTAGTTCCATATCCCATACGATGGGGCAACCCGGGCGACCCCCACCGGGTAAAAGCAATTGGAAACTTCTACAGGTTGGCGGGAATAGTTCTGGCGACTGCGAGTGAGCTCAATATCCCGGTGCGTTGGGGTGGGGATTGGGACATGGATGGCGATGTGTATGACCAAGACTTCGATGACCTGCCACATTTCGAGCTGGTGGACCGAAGAGTTGACCCTTGAATGTGTCTAGATCCATGCCTAAAATCGCAGGCACAACGAACGTGTTGAGACCTATCCACCCCTACAGGGTCCGTCGCAGCGTCCCGGAGAAAGGCTATGCTGTAAATTGTAGGG